AGGTCAATAATACCCAGTCCGTACGTATTTTTAACGATGTCTAATAAATGATCACGCATGTAGTTCTCCTAATAAAGTGTTATAATTTAGTGTATATGATGTATTTAGAAAAAGCAAGAGGTATGGCAAAATTATTTTTCAACAATTGAACCCAATACCTGATGCGCTTTTGATGTAGCTAGTACTCCGGGCTTTTGGACAGTTATTAAACAAATATATTCCCACTTATATTTTTCTGATGTTAAATCTGTTATCGAAACAACATCGTATCCTTTATTTCTAAATAGGTTTTTTACTACCAATTCAGAAGTGTATTTGTGATATTCTTTTTCGATCAATGTATCGGGTTCGCAAGGATGTACAGTTTTTAATGTACACACTAATTTGCCACCGGGTCTTAATAATTCAAAAAATGTAGAAAGATAATTATTAATAATATCAATATTGAAAAAATTTAAAAAATCACAACAGGCAATAATTCCAAATTGTTCCTGTGGTAACACAGAAAAATCTTGATTTTGAATATTATTTTGAATATTATATACACGCAATCGTCGTTGATATTCTTCAGGATAGTCAACAATTACTTCAGTAACAGACTTACCTCGATGGTATTCTATCCCGTCACTGTTAGTAAGCACCTTAACATGATTTATAAGATATAACGGGTCTGCCGTAACCATGCAATCAACCCATTCTTTTGATATGGGATTAGTTTGTAATCCGGGATAATACCAATTGCTATAACTTTTAATTTTTGTTAACACTATTTCTAAAGCATCGTCAGTTAAGTCAATTTTATGGGTATGTAAATATGTTTCTAAATATAGTTTTACAAAATCAGCTGATTCACATAAAGTACGAATTTTTTCCAAAGCAATTAATTTCGTTATTTCTATAGATACTGTATCAATATCTGTTTCAATTTTGTGAATTATAGATTTTATAGAATTAATACTTTTATCTATAGTGTTATTATTTTTATTCTTAAATATTACATGAGCTTTTCGTTGTTTTTCTTTGGCTGATTGTTGACTCTCTTTAATTGAATTATTAAAGGCCACGGTATTTTCTTTAATCTGTTGCTGATGCTTTTTTACTATTGTGTGTATTTTGCCCGTGTAGTCAAATTCATAGTTTATAGAAAACGCATCAGTTAACTTATTATCTGTATTAATTAGATGAACTAATGTATCACGAAGAGCAGTTAGCTCATCTAATTTTTTCTGAAGATCATCCATTATTAAAAACTAAACAATGCGTCAAATGTAGTCTTAATGTCTGTGCTTTCTGTAATATTCCATTTAAGCACACCAAGTAAGTTTTCTACTTTTTGATCAACAATTGTTGACTCCATTAGGTCATTGTCAAATGGCAAGTCCTTAAACCACTGTGGAATATGGGTGCCATCTGTTGGATAGCCTACACTAGTAAATCCAATTGGATTATCTTTAAGTTTACACACAATAGTCTTCATACCATCAACAATACTAATTGAATAGTTATCACCATGCATACGCTTTAGGTTATTCCAGTTCATAGCCGCACGTACATGCCCTGGCATATTTGCCTTACCTTCACGTTCTTCTGCTTTGGTATATTTGGTTAGATTGTTTACACGTTTAGGTGTGCCTTTTTCCCAAGCTGGTCTATCCTGGAATGCTATCTTAAACTCGCGTACCATATCAATAATAGTAGTTTTATCTACACCAGTAAGTGCCGCTAATAAAATCTCACTTAAGAAGTCCTGTACAACTTTAGGTGTATCTGAACGTTTTAAGTCTAGGCCCATGGCTTTAACTTTACCTGGCTTGCCGTGCGTATCCATCCGTTTGCCATCTAAGTCTGTGATCAGCACAGCATAGCGTTTCTTCTTAATGAACAAACCTTTACTTGCTACTAACTCTCGCCCACCTTTAATTACACTGCCCATACTACGTGGCACATGAAAACTACGTTCCATCATTGCTGGAAAACTTTCATTAACTTGATCTGAAATATCATCATACAGTTTAATAGCAATGCCGGCATTCCATTCCATGCGTCCTGCCTCGACATCATCTTTAATCATTGGCCAAGCACTAAAATAACAAGAGTCAGTATCACCGTAGATAATAGCATCACCTGTGTGATCATACACGCCAGTAAAGCATTCATTAATAAACGCATCCATGTGTTTGGCAATAGTACGACCAGTTAAAGTAGTTGATTGTCCAATACGCTTATCAAAGAATCGACAGCCCGGATTAAGTAGCGCACCATACAAACTGTTCAAGTTAATCTTTTTAACCAATTGACGCTTATCCCAGAACGCAATCTCTTCTGGATCTGTACACGAACGCATCTTAGCCTGTAGCTCTTTACGTTCAGCATACCAACGTTTAAGCAAGCCTGGAACAACTGCTTCTTTCTCAAAACTAAAGATAGTACCATTTGCTGATAAGATCCAAGGTTGATTACTGTCAAAGATTAAGGTCCATACTTCTGCCGCACTGTGTACAGTACTTTCGCCGGATGCCTCCCAATCAATAGTAAGCTCGACTCCGGGTTTACTTTCCATAACTGCGGTATATTCAAGAGTAGCAAACAAGCCCTCCCAGGCATCTGCGAAACTTGACTTATTAGCCATCTTTTCATTGATGTAATGGTCAGTCATTATTGGTATAGTGAGTTAATATCAACTGACCCAATCCAATCATGCATGCCTGCTTTTGGAGTTGCTACATAAGCACCAGCCGCTTGTGTATCACCCATATCATCTCTGTTCTTACGATTAGGAACAATCAACCCTTGTTGATGTGCTTGATTAATAATAGCCTGCTCTGTAACTGCCACAGCACCCATTGTTGTTTGTAGCAACACTGTGTTATCGTGTGCTAGTTCGTTAGCTAGATCTAAGAAGCGTAACTTCTTATCTAGTTTTCCCAGCAACATAGTATCCTGGCGGTTATAGTCAATAAACTTAGGAAAGTCTTTGTTGTATAGTTGATCCAACGTACCTTCATAAGCAACCTTGCGCTCATCTAGTTCATATTCACCAATAGCATCCAAACTATAACTATGTCGTTCTTCATAGGTATATTTACGGTACAGTTGCATGTAGTCTAAATGCACCCTGCCAATCAAGTCAAAAGTGATGTTTGCGGCACCAAAACGTTCAAATTCACGCTGTTTTGGGTACTGACCCCATAGACAAAAGCGTCTAGTGTCATCTTTGCTTAGTACACGTGTAACACGCCCAATAGTGTAGGGAATATCATAGCCTTCACTGTTCCAGCCACTTAGCACATCTGCATCATCAATTAGATTAAGGAATGTATCCAACATGTCTGCTTCACGTTCAAACATAAAACAGTTTTCATACTGGTCGCAGATTTCTTGTGCTGTTTCCCAACTATAGCTCTTGGGCGGAATAACCAAGGTAACTAACTTATCTAGCCAATCTAAGTAAACTGATATGGCTGTGATAGGATTGAATGGATCGCTGGTAGGAGCATACCCACGTGCTGGGTCAAAGTCTGTTTCAATATCCCAAAACGCAGTTTGTAGTTTAGGAGAATCAACACCAAGATAGTTATCTGATAGACAACGAAACACAGGATTGATATCACTTTCCCATATCCGCTTGCCCGATTGAATACGTGTTTCTTTGTGGAATTCCTTGCCGACACGTGTGCTGAAACGACTTACTGGAGTGTCATATACTGTGCGATATTTGCCCTTTGGGTCATCAATATACATGACATAATTTGCTGGATACTCGACATACTCACGCATGCCTTCTTTTCTTTCTACAACATAGATGCGATCTTTTGCCCTGTCAAACAGTGCGTCAACATAACTCATTTACTCTCCTACCGCTTGTGGCCGGTTAACCTTGTGCTTGTACGTGAAGTGTACGACTCTTTTATTATAACACTAATAATCTATAATAGCCAACTATATCTATTAGAAATATAGTCAAACTAGTCATAAACAGACCAAAACTGCCTCTACTTATTGCTGAATACATGCTGATAGTCAAACATGTGAAAAACATAGGGTATACTATTAAAAACGGAACATCGGGCATAGTAACCGTAAATGTCATAGCAATGATGAAATTCATTACCCAATTAAATACTTCTAGACTTAATCTTATCGGGTTACTATGCCAATCTCTCTGAATGAAATCGACGGTCTTATGCCAGTCGATGCGCATTAAAGTGTACGACCGACAGTTTCCAAAATATCAGTAACAGTTTCGTGGTCTTGGTTAGTTTCGCCGAATTTAGATTTTTGTGCAATCTTAATTGCTTTCTTAAGCAGACCTGGCTTAATTTCTAACTCTTCTGCTACTGCTTTAATAGTATCGCTAAGGCCCGCACTTAAATCTTCTACTTCTTGTAGTACTTGTACGCCTTCGTTAACGATTTGAATAAGTTTTGCCTTTTGTTCAGCTGAAAACATTAATGCCATGATGTCATTCCTTTAGTTAAAAATATATTATATACGAATTACTTATCGGAGTCAAGCGGTATGATTAAGATATTCTACACTTGCGTAGAACTTTGGTAACTGTTGTGAATT